CCTCGACCTGACCCGCTGCCGCTTCTACGGACGCCGTGACGGCCGCCTTAGTCGTGGACTGCAACATGTCCGGGTTTAACGCTATGTTTTGCGTAACGCCTGTTTTCTGTTCTACAAGCTTGTCCATGTAGGTGAGGGCGCTTAACGTCTGCCCGGCAGTAAACGGCACTGATAAGTCCTGAATTGCGCCAGGCTGCCTCATCCTTACCAGGCCGCCTATTTCGTTGTTCATTAAGTCTTCAATGTTGACGCTGCCTTCCTGGAACGCCAGGCGGGGAGAATTAGACAGCGCCACATTATCTAAAATGCCCCGTAGGATCGCTGTAGCGGCGTCCTGGTCTTCGCAAAGCATTTCAGCGACTGAGTTACCGTAAAAACTGTGTGGCTCTGGATCGACCTCCAGCTTAACCAGTGGAACCTCGTCGCAAGGCTCAAAATCTAACAACTTGTATTTTGTGCCGCCACACAAAAACTTATGTAGGACGGGCACGCCGGAGCCGTCTATATCTATTCGCATGTAAGCTTCAGTAATAACAATCATACGCATTGTCGGATCTTGCGTGTTCTCGTCGTCTAGATCGTCGTCGTATCCCGTGCGGGTAAACTTTTCGGCGTCTGTCATGTCAGAGCCGCTGGAGTAACCGTCCAGCTCAGTTATTAACTCCGGGTCAAAGCCCATCGCGATAACGTCACCAGCTCGCATTTCAGTGCGGTGTGCGACGACATACGCGTCTTGCATTGTCTTTGCGTCACGATTTACAAACAGCTCCTCCGGCGGGACGCTCTCGACGCACAACTCGCCCATCATCTCAGTGCGTGCAATTTTGACGCTGAAAACGGGCGCTTCGATATCCATACCAAACTCGTCCATTTCCATCTTCATTTCCATGCTTTGCTCAAGCACGTTTACGTTGTCGTCGTTTGTTAATAAATTAAGCTCATCCTCACTGAGCTCAGTAAACGTATAAATTTTTACTTCCGGGTAATCTCTGTAAAAAGCTTTTAAGATGCCTTGCTTTTTAACTAAGGCGTCGTGGATTGCCTCACTTAGCAGCTTGTAGCCGTCTAGCCGGGTAAACTCGTGGTGCATGTAGTCGGTAGCTTGCTCGGCCATTGCGACGTCTTCCGGGCCCTTCGGCACGTACTCAACGGGCTTACTGCTACTAAGAAACACCCGCATTATGCTGGGCTTGACCGCTCTAATTGTGTCCCGGACCTTCGTGCTTGTTACCTTGGATCTGCCTTCCTCAAAACCTATGTCCACCTCGCCGTCCATGTATCGCTGGCTTTTAATCCTTATGTCGGTTATTTCGCTTTCCACAAAATCCACTGCGTTTTGTATAGCGTCAGTCACAATGCCTTGGATTTCTTCACGGCTTTTTGGTTTTATTTGCATTACTGAACTCCAATTACATTTAGAAGACCGTCAGTCATTGGTTTTACATTTGGGGCAAATTCATTTGCTGTAGCGCCTGATAAAGGACGAACAATGCCGGGCCGAGCTGCCTTAGTTGATAAGCTAATAATGCCGTTTACCATGTCCTCCAGGCGTTTTAACGCGCCCGTGTCTGTAACTGCGGCTCTCACTAAGTCTGGGTCTTCACTGACTAAGATTTGCGCAATGCGTAAGTTTTCTGCGTCCGTTAGATCACGGCCAAACAGTTTTACAATGCTGCGAGCCACGTCACCCAGCGCCCTGGGGTCACCCATTTGCAATTGCATTAAGGTGTTTGCGCCAAGCCTAGATCCAAAGTTTTGACTTTCTATCAAAGCTTCAGCGGTGTTTGTCCTGTCCATAATTGCAGACTTGGCGGCATTGCTTTCGGTTGCAATGTCTAATTTTTTCATAATGCTGTCTACTGTCTCATCCGGCAAGGCCATTCGTAGCAGCTCGTTCATGCCCAGCTCATCGTCACCTAAATTTTTAATGAAGCTTGCCCGGTTGCCACTTTTTAACCTGGCTTGAATTGACGATAGCATACCAGACCTAAATGCGTTAATCGCCTCTTCGTTTCCAGTTGTAAATAAATCTTGCAGTTGTAAAATTTTCTCGTCGGCGCTGCCAGTAAAGGCTTTTCGCCCGGCGTCAAACGCGTCAAAGTTATCTCTAGCTAACCTAGCTTGCGTCCTTGCCGACGCTAGGTCTGGTATGTTTGCGTCAATTGCAGAGCGTACGTTGGTTGCAATTTCAGCAATGTCTGAGCCAACAAAACCGCCGCCGGGCTTGGCAAACTTTTTACTTGCCGCCGCATCTAAACTTCGCCTTACGACTTCGGCTTCTTCTGGGTTTGGTCTGCGTAAGAATTTTAAACTGCCATCTTTAATTTCAAATAATGGCGTGTAGTCAGGATCGTTTACCCTTGTTTGAAATTTCTCCATCAATGATTTTCTGGCCGCTGGCACTGCCTCCAATGCCATAACTAACTCGCCGAAAACTTCGTCGTTTACTTCACCCGTTTTAAATGGTGCGTAAGCCACGTTTTCAGCCTCGCGGACGGCCTGCCTGTTTGCTTGATTTCTTGCTACTTGCAATTGACCGTCGCCGCCTAACGCTTCATCTATTGCGCCTGCCGCTCGCTGCCTGGTTTGCGCGGGGCGGTTTGTAAGGGTGGTGTTTATTAAATCACCAGCCTCGCCGCCTTGCGCCCGTAAAGCCTTGACGGCTGCCGCAAGCGTTTTGTTTTCAACTAAAATTCTGCCGTCCATAATATCTTGGACGATTTCCTCTGGTGTTTTTTGCAACTTGTTCACCAGGCGTTGTATTTCGTTATTAACGATGGTGGAGCCTCGACGACCTACCAGATTGCGAGCTGACCGCACTAGCGCTTTTAATCCATCTCCACTTTTTCTGAGCGCCACGTTTGCCGTAGGGTTTGCGACAGCTCCCGTGACAGCCCCGACAGGAACGCGAGCAACCCTTTCTTTAAGGCCTCCCTCGCCAGTGTTAAAGGCATACGCGCCGCCCTCAGCCGCGCCCAGCAACGCCAGACGTGTGGCCGTTGCGGGTATTGAGGTTCCACCAGTAAATGGCGCCGCCGCGATTGACGACGCTACAGCTCCGCCAGACTCTAACGCGAGCGCCTGCAATGGGTTAGCCTCTCGGAACATGCTTAAATCGTTTCTTATTGCTTGTAGCACCGTGTCGTAATCTTCCTTACCTAACGACCTTACGAACGCTTCTATTTCGTCTGAGCTGCCAAAGGTTAAACCCTGCAAAACCGTTTTAAGTTTTGTCATTGTAGTTGCTTTGTAATCGTCTGGAATTTTTTTTGGAATTGTACCGTCAGAACCTTGAAGTAGGTTGCGCAGTTCTTGTGCTTCTGTTTCGCTCATAAACCAGCCCTTTCCCTTGCTTCGTCAAGGATCTGTTGACGCGTTTCTGGAGGTAATGTGGAGTTTCCGTTTTGCACTTCTGCAACTAATCTAATTAACTCTTCGTGCGGCGTTTCTTTGTACGGGTTTGGTTTAACTTCTAGATTTACTAACGTATCAAGGTAATCGTCGTAATTTTTTTGTGGGTTTGCCATAATGCGCGCTGCGTTAAGTAGTGACGCCCGATACTTACCTAACGCCACCTCGCGCCGTTCTATGTATTCTAAGAGTTGTGGAGGCCTAAGACTTAACGGCAATCCTTGAGACAAAGCCAGATCCAGCTCACCCTTTGACAATGCACCAAATGTAACGGACCCAATCACGTCTAAGCCGAGTGCATTTCGGGCGTTCTCAAGTTCAGCCGCTTGAATAGAAATATTTGGGAAAAATTGATTTATTGGACCAGAAATATCAGCCTGACCAGACGCTATTGAATCACGCAGAGCGCTTTTTGCCTTAGCGTAATTTCGCAGTGAGCTATTTACGTTGATGAGGTTATCAATCGTGGTTTGAACCATTTTAGCTTTAGCTGCGGCGCTTTTTGTTTTAAATTCGGTTACTCTAGCTTGCTCGACCTCATCATCTTGCGCTACCCGTATTGCTTCTTCTGCGGCCGCCCCAGTCAACTCGTCTCCGCGTGGATTAGTAACCTTTCTAGTGCCATCCTGAAAGATGCTTAAAGTTGTTCCGTTATCATAGGTTTTTGTAGTCGCCCCGGTTTTATTCGCACCACTTGAGCTTATGGCGTTCATGTAAGTTTTCATTGCCTCGCCAGCGCCTTGTGTTTCAACAAGTGTCAAGGCAGCTTGCGCGTTTGGATCACCCTCCGCAGCTTTTTGCTCTAAAAATGCTATTGTTTGGTTATTAGAGCCCGGCACAACAAAGCCCTGTTGCTGGTAAAGCATTTTTGCTGCCGTATCAAAATCGACGCCTAAGCGAGATTGCAAGTTTACAATCGCTTGATCTTCTTCTGTCAACTGACCAGG